GAAGGAGGAACAATTGACCCTGTTTCAGGTAATGATGTGCCTCCGGGAGCAACACAAGAAGAAGTTAGAGATGATATACCAGCTAAGTTGAGTGAAGGAGAGTTTGTATTTCCAGCAGACGTAGTTAGGTTTATAGGTTTAGAAAAACTAATGGCTATGAGACAAAAGGCAAAAGCTGGGTTAAAAAGAATGGAAGAGATGGGTCAAATGGGTAATGCAGATGAAGCAACCTTACCTGATGATATGCCTTTTACTATTGATGACATAGAAATGGAAGATGACGAAAATGTTATCAAAGCACAGACAGGAACTTTTGTCGCTCCACAAGCTCCGTTACAAAGACAAGACTCTAAAGTAGTAGATCAATTTGATATCAGACCCGCAACACCTTCTGAGATAACTTCTCCTAGTGCTCCTGTTGTATCAACTCCTATTGAAGCTTTTGATAAAACAAGATTCCAAGGAGATACCCCAACTGATTCTGTTCAAACCTTTGAGGAATTAGTAGGTACAAAACCGGGAGAGTATGACGAATTTAGACAATATAAAAATGATGCTGGTATGATATTAAACATACCATTTAAGAATGGAGAACCTTTGTATCCAATACCTGAAGGTTATGTATATGTAGAGCCTGATAAAACAGAAACCGAAGAGGTGACAACACAAGAGGTTGTTCCTAAAACTACAACGGTTACTGAACAAGATAGTGATTCAGATACAAGACAAAAAGATGAAAATGTAAAAAACTTCGGTGTAGAAGACCCAACTGTTATCAGTTTAGGTGGACAAATAGATACAGACGGTTCAGTTAAAAATAGTTTAGAATTTTCATTTAATGTAAGACCTGAAGGTGGTGTTTTCTCTACGAGTTTACCAATGGCTTTTGGAAGAAGTGTAGCAAGTTTGGTAACAGGAAGAAGTATGGTTGCAGATACTGATGTTATACGTTTAACACCTAAAGGTTATCCTGAGGTAAAAATAGAATTAACAGGTAAAGAATTTAAAAATATGGTTAATGTTAAGGATGACAAAGGTAGGATTAAACAAAGTATCACTAATAAAAAAGTTCAAGACTTTATAAAAAATAGAGTTTCATTAGAAATAGAAGCAGAAAAAAATCGTGCAAGAAATGTGGAAAGAAAAAGTGGATTTGGTATTACATCTGCTAAAGATGTTGCAGAACAAGCTAAAGAACAAGAAGCAAGAAGTGCTGATGTCACAGGTTCTCAAGAGGATACTGCACGACAAGAAAGTTATGAAGATTCATTAAGTGACAGTGGTGCTGATTATTCAGATTATGGAGATGGAAGTGTAGCAGACGCTTATGATGATCCTATGATGAAACAAGGTGGACTACTTAGAAAGAAAACAAAAGTTAAGAAGATGAAGCGAGGTGGATTAGCTTCTAAAAAATAATCCACATAGTTGGCTACTTATCCCCCAACAATAATTGGCTACGATAACCCCAAGGAGTAAAAAATGGCTGAAGAAGCAAAAAAAGAAGAAATGGTGCAAGATGCAACACCAAAAAAAGTGGCATTTATGAATAAACCTTATTCTCAAGAAGAAAGAATGAAAAAGGATGAGGAAGAATTAGAAAGAATGTTGAAGGAGCAAAAAGGTGAAAACAAAGAAGCCGAAGACACAAGCGAAAAACAAGAAGAGCAAGAGCCTAAAAACGCAGAAGAAAGAACCTTCAAAAAACGTTATGGTGATTTACGTAGGCATTCACAAGAAAAAGAAAAAGAATACCAAAAAAAGGTTAAAGAGTTAGAATCTCAATTAAGTAACGCAACAAGAAAAGAAATGAAGTTGCCTAAGTCTGATGAAGACCTTGAAGCATGGGCAAAAGAATATCCCGATGTTGCAAAGATTGTTGAAACAATAGCAATGAAAAAAGCTAGAGAACAATCTGAAGGCATAGAAAAAAGATTAAAAGAAATTGATGAACTAAATGCCAAGACAACAAAGGAACGTGCAGAAGTAGAACTGTTAAAACTTCATCCTGACTTTGAAAGTATAAGAGACAGCGATGAATTTCACGAATGGGCAGATGAACAGCCTAGATGGGTGCAAGAGGCATTATATGATAATAATCAAGATGCTAAGTCTGCAGCTAGAGCGATTGATTTATATAAGATAGATAAGGGTATCATAAATCAAAAGTCTAGTAAAACAGATAAAGAAGCTGCAACAGAAATTAAAACCAAATCTACTAAAGCATCTCCAAGTGCTGACACAGGAACAAAAATAAAAGAATCAGATGTTCAAAAAATGTCAGCAGATCAGTATGAGAAGAATGCTGATAAGATTATGGAAGCAATACGATCTGGCAACTTTGTATATGATGTATCAGGTTCAGCTAGATAATGTATTGACAAAACAGTATTTATACGTATAACTATATGTATATCTAAAGTGTGACCCCTTTATTAAGGACACTCACACCTTTTACCGACTTTAAAGACCACCCACTTATGTGAGCCTACACATGGTTAGCTACCATACGTACAACCTCAAACATGAATGGTCCTTATAAAGTATATTTGACTAAAATAGTACACCTTCTGTGTGCATTTGTGAAATGTTATAAAGGAGAATAAAATGGCATTTTCAAAAGCGGCAGGTTATGGTAATCTACCTAACGGTAATTTTAGTCCTATTATTTACAGCAAACAGGTGCAACTTGCATTCCGTAAGTCATCTATTGTTGAAGCAATTACTAACTCCGATTATTTCGGTGAAATTGCTAATATGGGCGATTCTGTTAAGGTTATCAAAGAACCTGAAATTACTGTCAAGTCTTATGCTAGAGGTACAACTATTACACCTCAAGACCTTGACGATGAGGAGTTCTCATTAACCATTGATAAAGCTAACTACTTTGCTTTCAAGGTTGATGATATTGAAGAAGCTCACTCTCACGTAAACTTTTCTTCACTAGCAAGTGACAGAGCAGCTTACAGACTATCTGACCAATTTGACCAAGAAGTTCTTGGCTATATGTCAGGTTTTAAGCAATCAGCTATACATGGTGTAGCAGACACTGTAAATACTACCGTTAATGGTGTAAAAGCAGTATCAACTGCATCTGATGGTGCTAACTTAGTTGGTGCAGAATTATTAGCTTCTATGTCAATAGATGCTTCTGATTTTACCCAAACTGATGGTACAGCAGGAACAGCTAACCAATCTATTGGTCTTGAGCCAAGAGCAGGTGGAGCAACTGCAGCTAAATCAGGCACTACAGGTAATGCTTTTCCTTTACAGGTTATAGCACGTATGGCTAGATTATTGGATCAACAGAATGTTGACACTCAAGGAAGATGGCTTGTTCTTGACCCTGTATTCATTGAAATCTTAAAAGACGAAGATTCAAGACTTTTAAATTCAGATTTTGGTGGTTCAGGATTACAGAATGGTCTCGTTCTTAATAATCTACACGGTTTCCAAGTTTATACATCTAACAACCTACCTTCATTAGGCACAGGTCCTTCTACAACAGGTGGTTCAAATGCTTCAAACTTTGGAATCATTGTTGCTGGACACAGTTCAGCAGTAGCTACTGCAGAGCAGATCAACAAAACAGAGTCTTATAGAGACCCTGATTCATTTGCTGATATTGTTCGTGGTATGCATTTGTATGGCAGAAAGATTCTCAGACCTGAGGCAATCGTTACTGCTGCTTATAACTTAGCATAAGGGAGATTTAATTATGGCGAATATTACAGCTGCTTTAAAAGCCGCTTCTGGCAACTCCCAAAGAGGCAGAAACGTATACTACGTAGATAACGTTATTGACTTAACTGCTAATAGTATTAATCCTAACGGTGATACCATTCAAGCTATCACAGTTCCAGCTAATACTCTTGTTTTAGCTGCTGGTCTTCAAGTTGTAAACAGTGCAACTATGAACACTGGAACAGACGCAACTGCATCACTCGGTTTTACAGGTGGTGACGTTGATGAGTTTGTTGCAACTTTTGATATTGATGGTGCAGCGGATGGTGCTTACGCTCCTCAGATTGCAATCACAGGTTTAACTGCTTCCACTTCTGCTGACACAATTGATGTGTTATTAGCAGGTAGTGGTGCATCCTTTAGTGCAGGTAAAATCCGTGTTTATGCAGCAATGATGGATATCAGCGACCAAGGCGATATGTCTGCCAACGAAGTTGACAGAGACACTTTAGCATAACTTATTTTTTATAAGTATATGTATGCGTTCAGAGGGGGTGGGGTGACTCATCCCCTTTTTATTATAAGGATGATAACATGGCAGTAACAACAGCTTTGTGTACGAGTTTTAAAAGTGAATTGCTTGGTGGTATTCACGATTTAGACTCCCATACAATTAAACTAGCTTTAATAAAACCTTCTTCTACAGGAACATATGATAAAACTACAACTAATTATTCTGATGTAACTGGAAACTCAGACGAGACTACAGGAACTAACTATTCTGCAGGTGGACAAACTTTAGATAACATATCTATTTCTAGTGATGCATCTTCAGGTAGAGCTTTTGTTGACATAGACGATGAAGTATTTTCTAACGTAACGTGTCAAGCTGAAGGCTGTATTATTTATAATTCAAGTGCTTCTAATAAAGCTATAGCAGTAATAAGTTTTGGTGGTACAATATCTGCAACAGCAGGTGACTTAACCGTTCAATTCCCTGCAGTAGGTTCTGGTGGTGCAACTGCAATCATAAGATTAGACCCTCCATCTTAATAGGTACATAAATGGCATTTATTTTATCGGATAGAGTAAAAGAAACGACTTCTACGACAGGTACAGGTACGTATACACTTGGAGGTGCTTCTACAGGATTTGAGTCTTTTGCTTCTATAGGTAATTCAAATACAACTTATTATTGTTGTACAGATGGTACTGACTTTGAAGTAGGTATAGGAACTTACACAGCAAGTGGTACAACTTTAGCTCGTACAACGATACTACAATCAAGCAATAGTGACAA